TTCTAGTCCTTTCGACGTATCTTTAAGCTTTAAGGATTTAAACGAGGTAGATAAGTCTATTCAAGAAAACGATAGAGGGTTAGTTAGTAGATATTACGGAGAACAGATAAGACAATTTAATAACGCTAGATTGTATACTGCGTATATGAGATTAACCGGAGTAGATATAGTAAACTTAGATTTTAGAAAGCCTAAGCTGATTAACGGAGTTTATTATTATCTTAATAAGGTAGAAGATTATAAAGCCGGAGTTTTTGAGTCGGTTAAGTGTGAATTTATACAAATAGTTTAATGGCTAAAGAGGAAATATTTTTTGGTATTAATATAGATACCGGTGATGTAATAAAAGACTTCGGAACCTTAAAGAAAAGGACTAAGGAATTAAAGAAGGAGTTAGACGGTACTAAAGTAGGTACTAAAAGGTTTGAAGAGCTTAGAAGCGAGATTACTAAGAACCAAGCTACTATTAGAAGGTTTAACAGAGAGTTAAGAGAAACTAAGTCTTTAGCTACTAGAGTAGGTCAAGGAGTTACTACAGCTTTTAAAAGAGTAGGGGGTGCTTTAGCCGGTGCTTTTGCTATCGGAGGAGTCTTTCAAGCTTTTAAAGGTGCTGTAGGAGTAATTATAGACTTTGAACAAGCTATTAGGGATGTAGGTGCGGTTTCTGGCGCTACAGACGAAGAGTTAAAAGGTTTAGAGAAATCAGCTAGAGAATTAGCTAAGGTTTCGGTATTTACGGCTGAACAAGTAGCCGGACTACAGTTAGAACTTGCTAAATTAGGTTTTACTTCGAAGGAGATACAGCAATCATCATCAGGTATTATAAACCTATCTACAGCTTTTAGGATAGACTTAGCTCAGGCTGCAACGGTATCTGCTTCTACTCTTAGAGCTTTTGGTTTAGACGCTTCAGAAATGACTAGAGTAACCGATGTAATGGCTGACTCTTTCGCATCGTCTGCTTTAGATATAGAGAAGTTCCAAGAATCTATGAAGCTAGTAGCACCTTCTGCTAAATCTACTGGAAGGACTTTAGAGGAGACTACGGCTCTATTAAGTGTTTTAGCTAATAACGGTATATCTGGAAGTATAGCAGGGACTCAGTTAAGAAGAGTCTTTATAGAACTTAACAAACAAGGTTTAACTTTAGAGGAAGCTATGGATAAAGTAGCTAATTCTACTGATAAATTAGGTAAGGCTACAGATTTAGTAGGAGTTAGAGGTGCTACCGCTTTACAGATATTCGCAGACCAATCGGATAGCTTAGAAAAACTTAGAGAGGACTATAGCGATACTGCTAATACAGCTCAAGAGTTAGCTGATAAATCTGGAGATACTTTACAAGGTGCTTTAAAGCGTTTAAGGTCGGCTTACGAAGAGTTAATACTTAAGTTTAGCGGTTCTAAAGGTACTTTAAGAGATATTATAGAAAGTATATCAGACTTTATTAACTCTATCGACGAGGACGATGTAAAAACCTTTACTAACGCGGTTAAGAATCTATTTAAGGTTATAGCTATAGGGGTTAAGACTTGGGTAGCTTATAAGGCTACTATAATCGCTACTAACTTAGCTACTAAGCTTTATACGGCTTCTACTGTTACAGCTAGGATTGCTTCTATCGCTTTCTCTGGAGGGTTAAAGAACGTAACTAGAGCTATGAAACTCTTAAACCTTACTATTAAATCTAATCCTATCGGGTTATTAGTAGGAGGTATTACTACTTTAATATCTGTTATGTCCTTATGGGGTGATGAAGAGGAAGAGGTAGAGAAAAGAGTTAAAAGAACTAATAAAGCTTTAATAGAGCGTAAAACGATAGTAGACGAGTTAACTAACGTAACTCCGGAATTAAAGAAAGCTTTTGAAGAGTTAGAAGAGGAGCTAGATTTATTATCAGACCCTACGGAGGCTCAAAGCGAAAGACTTAGAGAGTTGAAAGAGGCTGCAATGGATGCTTTCTTAGGTTCTGCCGAAGCTTATAGAGAAGGGTTAGGTAGTTTAGATTTATTCTCTTTACAGACCGACGCTAAAGACTTAACCGATAGAATTAAAGACTTAGAAGAGCAAGTATCTGTATTCGATGCCGGAGAAGAAAAAGATAACGCTATAGGGTTCTTAAAGGTCTTAAAAGGGTTATTAAGAGACGTAAATAACGAGATATCTAGCAGAACCGGAGAAGAGGACGACTCTTTAGGGTTAATAGCAGATTTAGAGGAAAAATTAAAGAACTTAGGAAAGAATTTAAAGAAGGCTAAAACGGTAGACGAGATTATGGCTATCGGAGAAGAGATTAAAAACGTAAATAAACAGTTAGCTTTTTATAAAGAACTTTCTAAAGGTATTAGCGACGCGGAAGGATTTAACGAAGATGAAGACCCATTCTTTAATACATTCGTAGACGATACTAAGGATATAAACGAAGACCCAGATATAGAATTTGCAAGATTAAAAAGAGCTGAACTTTTAAAACAAGCCGGAGAGACTACGGACGGATTAATAAGAGAAGAAGAGAGGTTAACGGAGGCTAAAATGAGAGAAGCTCAGGTTAGAAACGAAATTACTGGATTCTTAATTAATCAGACTCAGGACTTAATAGGAAGTACTATAGCTTTCTTACAGAGAGACGAAGATGCAAGAAAGGCTAACGCTGAAAAGATTAAAGCTTGGGCGAAGGCTAAGGTATTAGTAGATTTAGCTTCTCAGATTCAGAATATCTGGACTACTAACTCTTCTATTACTCAACCGGGTAACGCATTTACCTTCGGAGCTACCGGTACTACGGCTAGTATTATTCAGACGGGTATAGCTACGGCTAACGCTTTAGCACAAGTAGCAACTATTCAGAGTCAGAAATTCGCTAAAGGAGGTATATTAAACGGACCAAGTCACGCTCAAGGAGGTATAAAAACACCTTTCGGAGAGCTAGAAGGTGGAGAAGCGGTTATTAATAAGAAATCTACTAAGAAATATGGAGGTATTCTATCTGCTATTAATGAAGCCGGAGGAGGTAAAAAATTCGCTAGAGGTGGTATACTACCTAATCCTTCGACTATATCGACTCCTAACTCTTTAAATAGCGATATATTAAAAGCTATTAATAGTATAGATATGAAGCCTACGGTATCTGTAGTAGAGATTAACGAGGCTCAGACTAGAATAAGCGAAATAGAAAACAACTCAACTTTATAAAATGACTAACAAAGAAAAACTAGCGACACTATTAAACGTAGACTTTAAAACCGTAGAAACTCTTTTTAAAGAAGGGTTATTAGACCCTAGAGGATTAAATAAATACTTATTATGCGCTGACTATAGAAAGCTTAAAGAAGATAACCCAGAAGCTAAGAATCAGGACTTATATACTGATTTAAGTATTAAATACGGGGTATCGGAGTCAGCAGTTTATAAATGGGTAAATAATTATAAGAGTTAATTTACAGTACGTAAAAAATTAAATTAAATAAAGTTTATAATATTATAGTATATGTGGTATAAAGCACAAAAGATTAATAATCAAGTAGAGGTAGATTTATTCGACGAGATTGGAGGATGGGGAATCTACGCTAAAGAACTTAAGGACGAACTATCTAATATGATAGGTAATCCTACTGAAGAGGTTTTAGTTAATATTAACTCTCCGGGTGGTTCTGTTTTCGAAGGAATCGAGATTTACAATTACTTAAAAGGTTTACCTAATAAAGTAACTGTTAAGATTAATTCTTTAGCTGCTAGTATTGCGACTGTTATTGCATTAGGTGCTGATGAATTAGAGATTAGCGAAAGCGCTTTCTTTATGATTCACAATCCGTGGACAATGGCAGGAGGAGAAGCAGAGGACTTAAGAAAACAAGCGGACGTTTTAGATAAGATTAAAGAGACTATCTTAAGTATCTACGAAAAGAACTCTAATTTATCAAGAGAGCGTTTAACTGCTTTAATGAATGAAGAGACTTGGTTAACTGGTGCGGAGGCGTTAGAGTACGGTTTTGCTACTAGATTAACGGAAGGTCTAGCGGTAGCTGCAAAGGCTACTACTGGTTTAGTTAAGAATTTTAAAAATGTACCTAATAATTTAGAAATGGCAGAAGAATTAAAAGTAGAGGAAACTACTGAAGAGGTAACTGTTGAAGCTAATTTAGAAGAGGCTACGGAAGAAACTTTAGAGGAGACTCAAGAGGTAACTAACGAAGCTACTGAAGAAGAAGTTGAGGAAGTTATCGAAGAAAAAGAAGAAGGAATCTTAGCTAAGGTTAAGGCTTTCTTATCTAACAAGTTAGAAAACGCTTCTAACGAACTTAATGAGCGTTACGCTGAAGTATCTAATGAGGTTAAAGCTTTAAAAGAAGTTAAAGCTGATTTAGAGTCTGAGAACAAAGACTTAAAAGAAACTTTAGAGGAGACTTTCGAAATGCTTAAGAAATCTCAAGAGCTTAACGAATCTTTTAAGAACGAAGTAAAGGACTTAAACGAGAAGCTTAAAGAAGAGGTAGGAGAAGATTTAACTCCGGTAGTAGAGCCAACTATCGAGAATAAAAAAGAAACGGCTAAAGACGTATTTAGAAACTTAAAAAAATAATAAAAAATGGCATTTGATTTAACAGCGTTATCAGATTATACTACTGAACACGCATCTACATTTTTTGCTAAGTCTGTGATGAAGTCAAGACTAGCAGGATTAGCTACTGTGTATACTGGATTCAAACCGGGAGCGCACAAATTACCAGACGTAGAACACGACTACGACCTATTACAAAACGGAGAAGCTTGTGGATTCAACGCTTCAGGTGATTTAAACATCGAGCAGAGAGACATTACTGTAGAGTCTTTAAAGATTAACACTTCTTACTGTGTAAGAGACTTAGAGAAGAAGTTTACTCGTCAAATTATGCCTTCAGGACAAGATTACGAAGGATTAGCACCTTTAGAGGCTGAGTTAATGGCTTCTTTAGATAGAGCTATCGGTAAGATGATGGAGCAAGTTTTAGTTAAGGGGAACAAAGCTACTGCACCTAACGCTTTAGGTTCTTTAGACCACTTAAACGGACTTAACAAAGTAATCGCAGACGAGATTGCAAGTGGAGGTATTCCAGCTGCTCAAGCTTTAACTGCAGGTGCTTTAACAGAGTCTAACATCGTAGAGAAAGTAGAAGATTTATACGACGCTCTTCCAGTAGACGCTTACTCTACTATCCAAGATGAGAGATGGTACGTATTAATGGGAGACGATAAAGCTAAAATGTACGAAAGAGGATACAGAGATAACAAAGGTACTGTAGTTTATAACCAAGGATTCGAGAAGAGATTCGTAGACGGTACTAACATCGCTATCGAAGGTATCCCGGGATTAAACGGAACAGATTACTTAGTACTTATCAAAGAGTCTGATTTAGTATTAGCTGTAGACGTAGAAGGAGAAGAAATGGAATTAAAAGTAGGAATGGACCAGTATATGGAGAACATCTGGGTTAAAGGTAGATTCGCTGCAGGTTTCCAAATTCATTTCCCTTCTCAAGTTGTAGTATCTAACTACTAGTAGAAATAAGATTTATTAACGGGAGGTTCGCGCCTCCCTTTTAAAAAGATATTAAAATGGCAGAATGTTTAATTACAGCAGGTTGGGTAGGACCATCTTGCGACGAGACTTTTAACGTACCGGGAATCGAAAAAGATAAGATTTACGTAGGGAATAAGTCAGAAATTACTGCTTTTACTGAAACTGTTACCGGAGAAATTGACGCTATCACTTTCGAAACGTATAAAGGATTATATGCTTTAACGGTTCACAAGGATACAGCATCTTGGACGGAGGAGTTACAAGTAGGAGCTAACTCAGGTTATTACTATAACGAAACTTTAACTTTTAGAACTATCGACTCTTCTACAGCGGTTAGAAACGCTATCGAGGATATGGTAGGTACTTCTTTAGTATTTATTGTTAAAGATAAGAATGGTAAATGGACTGTTATTGGAGAAACTGACGGAGTAGAATTATCAGAGCAGACTAAAGGTTCTGGAGCAGCACCGGGAGATGATACGGGAGATGTTTTAACTTTCTCGGGAGTAAACAGAGGTAAAGCTAAGAAGTTTTTCGCTACTGACGCTACTACAACTGACTCTACTTTAGCTGGTTACTTACTTTAATGGTTAATTAAGCTTAGTTAATGGTTCGGAACGGTTCGAAAGCCTTTAAAAGGGTTAGGGAATCGTCTCTAAATTAAATACAATATAATATAAGCTTAATAGAAGTAGAATATAATTTAAAAGAAGAGGAGGTTTAATAGCCTCCTTTTTTTATCTTTATTAAAACGATTTAAAAATGGAAGAGAAAAAGACTAAAAGAAGTTATAAGAGACGTTCTAAGGAACTTTCTAATGAAAACGAGGTAAACTTACCTAAAGAAGAAGAAAACGTCTTAAAACCTAAAAAATGGGTATTTAAGAACGTAAATAGAAAGATTCTTCTAGGTAGTTATGTAATTAGCAACTACGATTTAGAGAATAATCAGAAATTAGCAGAGATTTTAATCGAAAAAGGATTAGGAGACCTTATATGCTTAGAGTAAGACAGATTTACTACCAGAGCTTACAGAAAATTGTTAATATGGAGCGAACTAGAGACTTTGTTCCATATTTTAATCCTTTATCGGACGAAACCTTAGAAAGCGGTGTTATTAGACGATTATTCGAGTCAGAGGACTATAGATACCACGAATACTATGGAGTAGTAAGCCATAAGTTCTATAAGAAACTTAAAAAAGACTCTAACTACGTTAAACGAACTATAGAAAACGACGAAGATAAAGCCGACGTTTATAGCTTTTTTCCTAAACTAGACAAGGTTAACTTAGTCTTACAAGGAGATAACTGGCATCCTTTATTTTCTGATATTTATAAGATTTTAGCGTATAAATTAGATTGGGGTATAGATTTTAGCGATAAGAGTTTAAAAATGGAACCTATCTACTCTAATCATTGGATAGCTTCGGTAGATACCTTCGAAGAGTTCTGTTTAGACTTTCTTATACCGGTAATAGATACTATAAACGAGTCTAAAGTACTTAGAGACTTATGTAACCAAGACGCTAATTATATCTCTAGGGAAAAGTTATCTCCGGAGTTATGCGAGAAGGTATTCGATAGACCTTATTACACTTATCATCCGTTTATATTAGAACGTCTATTCCCTATATTCTGCTACTTAAGAAATAAAACCGTTAAGCATATATGAAATTCCTAGTACTTGTACCGATTTATAGACGTCACGACGTTTTAAGGGTTTTTAACGAAGGTTTAGAAGTTTTAAAGGGTAAAGGCTATAATATAGAAGTTTTAGCCGTAGGAGACTTAAAAGACGAGTCTATAGCTAAAGAATTAGGTTATAGATACGTTACTCATCGTAATATCTTAGGAGAAAAGTTAAATAAAGCTCTTAAAGTAGCTAAGAATATAGATTTCGACGCTATGTTAATGTTAGGCAGCGACGATACTTTAAACGCTGAGGTTTTAGACTTCTATATCGAATCATTTAACAAGGGTTATAAGTTCGTAGGGTTTTTAGATTGTTATTTTTACGACTTAGAAAAACGTAATATGATTAAATGGAACGGCTATAGAGGACATAGACAAGGAGAACCTATAGGCGCTTGGCGTTGTTTTAGAAGAGATTTAATAGAAGAGCTTAACTACGAGCTTTGGGCGAATCAGCATCACTCTATCGATTATACGATGTGGGAGAAGATTAAAAAACGTCCTGACTTACTTAAGGTTAAATTATCAGGTAATCAGTTTATTTGTGACTTAAAAACATCCGAAAATGTAACTAAATTTCGTAAATTCGATAATTCCGTAATAACTAATCCTTTAGAGGGGTTAAACTTATTAGAAGCAAACTTTAAAAACAAGATATTAAACTATGGAAAATAACATTCACGAAACAGCTATAATAGGCGAAAACGTAGTAATAGGTAAAGGTAATACTATTGGACCTTACTCGGTTATCCACGACGGAGTAACAATAGGAGATAATAACGAAATAGGAAGTTTTGTAGTTATCGGAGGTAGAGGAGAGATTAGAAAAGCTAACGAGTTTAAAGGAGAGATTATCATAGGGGATTATAATCTAATTAATCATCACGTAACGATAGATAAATCTATAGAAGGAAACACTATTATAGGTTCTCATAACTTTATAATGACTAAAGCTCATTTAGGACACGACGTTAAAATATCTTCTAACGTAACTATATCTAGTGGAGCTAATATCGGAGGTCACGTTAAGATATACTCTCACGCTAATGTAGGTTTGAACGCTGAGATACATCAGAGGTTAAGAATAGGTCAGGGTGCTATGGTTGGAATGGGTAGTTCTATTACTAAAGACGTTTACCCATTTATTAAGGTGGTAGGAGTTAATAGAATTATCGGTTATAACGATAAGAAGATTAAAGAGCTTGATTTGTCTATGAGAGAGGTTAGAAAACTAGGTAGAGAGTTTGGAGAATGAAATTAGCAGCTTGTTATACAGTATTTAACGGAATAGAGTTATTAGAACACGCTATTAACTCGGTTAAGGACCACGTAGACGAAATAATAATATCTTTTCAGACCGTAAGTAACTACGGTAATGAATGTAAAGACATTTTAAAATTTATGGCTAGATTCCCTAGCTATACTTACTTTTCTTACGAACCAGATTTAACGGTAGATTCTAAGACTAACGAAAAGAGAAAACATCAAAAGCTAATAGAGTTAGCTAGGAGTAAGAACTGTACTCACTTTTTCTTATCAGCTACAGACCATTTCTATAAAGAAGATGAGATATTATACGCTATAAATGTAGTATTAACTACTGGAGTTAAAACTACCTATTCTAAGATGATAACCTACTTTAAAGAACCTACTTTAAGGTTAGAGCCTTTAGAGACTTACTATATGCCGTTTATCTGTTCTACCTCTGTTAATATTGGAAATTTAGCACCAGTTTTAGTAGACCCTGCTTGTGCTTTTAAACCATTCGTACCTTATTACGTTTTTAGAGAAGAAGAGGTTTTAATGCATCACTTTTCTTGGATTAGAAAGGATATTAGGAATAAGTTAGAAAATGCTGCGGCTAAGGTTAATTGGGAAGATAAGATAGAAGACTTTATAGATAGGTATAATAACTTTAAACTAGGGGATAAATTCCCTTACTACCCTAAACACAGAATAGTAGAGACAGAGGATATATTTAATTTACGTAATATCGAATTTTAGAATAAAAAATTATTTTTAGTAAAATATGGAAGAGAACAAGGCAAGTAATATTTTTTTCGTAAACCTTACGACTAAAAGCGTAACTCCGGACGTAGATATAAGAAAGAATAAAAAGAAGGATTATATTTACTTTGGTAAGGATAATCTTTTCCCAGATTATTTAATCGACTTAGCGGATAATTGTTCTATCCATAGAGCTTTAATAGAAACTAAGACTAAGTTTATAGCCGGAGAAGGTTTTTACTTCGAAGGAGAAGATAACCAAATAGCTCAAGCTGAAAGGTTTTTAGAAGGATTAGATAAAGACTTTTTAAGAAGAACGGCTATAGATATGGCTTATTTTAACGGTTTTTATTGGCAATCTAAATTTGAGAGAAGCGGTAAGGTAGCTTATTTAAGAAATATAGACTTTTCTTATGTTAGAAGCGGTAAAATGAACGAAAACGGAGAAGTAGATAAGTATTACTTTTCTCCAGATTGGAAATTTGCTACTAAAAGAAATTCTTTTAAGCCAGAGGACGAAATTTATAAGCCGAAGCCTATTGCGTCTTGGCAATCTTCGGATAGAATGTTAGTTAGAGAAAGAGGGGAATTAGTTAACGGAATGTGTTATTCTCCGGGTAAGTTATTTTATGCAGAGCCTTCTTACTTAGGCGCTTTAAATTACATCGAGATATCTAATCAGATAGCTGAATTTCATAAGAATAATTTAGATAATGGAATGGTAGGATCTATGCATATCCATTTATTCGAGGACTTAAGCGACGGAGAAAAGAGAAGAAAGGTAGAGAAGTCTATTAATAATAAGTTTAGCGGTTCTGAGAACGCTGGTAAAGTAGTAGTAACTTGGTCTACGAATCCGGATATGAAGACTATGGTAGAATCTATTCCGGTAAACGACTCTCACGAAATGTTTACTCTACTTAACGGAAAAGTATCTGAAGAGATTATAATGGCTCATCGTACTCCTATGGCTTTAGCAGGTATTAAAGTAGCTACCGGTTTACAATCGGAGGATAGTTTAACCCGTGCTAATATGGAGTACTATCAGAATACGGTAATTAGACCTTCTCAGGCAGTTATAGAAGAGAATTTAGATAAAGTATTAGAGCGTAACGGTATCAACGTTAAATCTAAGATTAAACCTCTTAAGCCTATTGATATTTTAGGTTCTGAGGAGTTAATGAGTAGAGTAATGACTATTAACGAGATTAGGACAAGTGTTTTAGGTATCGAGGCTTTAGAAGAAGGAGGAGACGATTTTTTAAACGATAATAATAACGAGTTA